TTTTGCTTTCTTGAGGTCTTGAATACCATTCTTATTTTTATACCTACATATATATTTTATCACATTACCCTGTGCAAAGTCAAGTTTATTCGCCTGTATAAAATCCCATGGTTCTATCTCCATGTGGTAATGTACTGGATCTATATCGGCAGTATTTTTTTCTTCACTTAAACCGGGTATTATAATATCGTCAATACCTACTTCTTTTTCATCAGCTTCTCTGTTATAGGCTTCTGTAAAACTATATTTTTTATTCCCCATCTTTTCTTCTACCTTCCATTCTTTTAATTGTTTATATTCTGGCATTGATAAATTAGGGTAGTTCTTTTTTCTATCTTGCCATTGTCCTTCTGTAAAATCATAAGGAGCATTTGGATTTACCCATCCTGCTGTCATATTAATCTCCTATATTACTTTCTATTTCTTCTAAAGTAGCTGTTACGAAGATTGGTGTTTCTTCTCCATACCATGCACCCATTGTATTGTAATCAAAATATTCTATTGCCATCCCATAAAGATCATCTTCATCTTCTAAATTAGGATCTTCTTTAAATTGATCTATCAATATATCTATACATTTTGATGCATCATATACTGCTACTGGACCTCTAAATTGTTTATATCCTAGTCCAATAAAAGCATCTTCATACTCATCATATAACATAACTGATTCTTCACTTGCTTTTAAATATTCTGTTAATTTATCATGTAGATTCATGATTCCCTACTCTTTCTTAGCTTATTAGCTTTTTGTAGTTGTCTTTTAACGCTCTTAGGTTCAAAGACTTGTTTCTTTCTATATTCATCCATAACTTCTTCTTTTTGAACCTTTTTAGTAAAACGTCTTAACATTTTATCAAATGATTCACCCTTCTTTAATTTAACTTCCATGTCAGCTCCAATCTATACTATGTACTAATTTTTGTTCTTTTACTTCTACTACAGGTTCTTCCTGTATAGAATCTTTTCTTTTAAAATAATCTTTCTTTACTGCCCAAGATGGTTCACATATTTCTATATCAACTTCTAAAGGTATGCGTAGAGTATTTTCTACTAACGTATCCCTAATTAAGTTTGGTAATGTCTCCATTTCATCCTTATGTATCTCACATATTATCTCATCATGTACTTGTAAAAGTAAATTACTCTTAAAGTTTTCTAATAATTTATGTACTTGTATCATTCTTTCATTAAGAATGTCGGCACTTGTGCCTTGTACAAGATAGTTTATACCTTTATAGCCTAAGTTCTTAGGTATTTTATATACTCTACCATATTTATTTTTAATCTGTCCTAGTAATTCTACTTTTCTAACGACTGCGTTAAAGAATTCTCTAGAACCTTTGATACCATCAAAATATCTTTTCTTATAATCTGCCGCTTCTTGTGATGGTACACCTAATTGTATACCTAATTTCTGATTACCTATGCCATATATGGTGCCAAAGGTAATGCTTTTAGCAGTTTGTCTAAACATTTTAAACGTATCATCATCTTCTGTGACATTAAATGCAAGTTTAGCAGCTTCTCCATGAAAGTCTACGTTTGATTTTGTAAGCATTTGATTTACATCTTCGTTTTGTAGATAGCTTAGGAATACCCTTACCTCCATTTGTGAATAATCAAAAGATATTAAAGAATAATCTTCTCTAGGCACGAATAGATTTCTAATAGCTATCTGACCTTCTTGGGTTTTATCAAATGAATCGTCCCCAACGAAAGTCCAAGTGTTTAAAACCTCGTCACTTAACCCTTCTACTCTACTTGTCTGCCCTTTCGCAGCTAATGTTGCATTAATTCTACCTTTTAGTTCCTTTTTATCAGTTTCACTTAACTCTTTATCGACTAAATTAAAATGGTTCCTAGGAATATTCTGTAAATTAGGGCTTCTAGAAGATAATCTTCCTGTTAATGTACCCCAATTACAAAAAGTTGTATGTAATTCTTCTAATTCTAGGAAAGGTTCTAAATATGTAGACCTTAACTTCTCTAAAGCTCTATATTGTCTTACATATCCTGCAATTGGATCATTTATTTGTACTAATGCAGCTTCATTCCATGATTGTTTCCCCTTCGCAGTCTTCTCAGGAGATTTAATACCTCTTTCATTTAATACTTCCCCTAATTGTTGAGTGCTATTAAGATTAAACTCTTTTCCTGCAAGATTTAAGACTCTTTTTAATATTTCAGTCTTTCTATCTTCTATTTTAACCATAGTTTCTTTAACATACTTATTATTTATCTTTATGCCATGCCCTTCCATAACATATAATACTTTAGTTAAAGCCATCTGCATCTTCCAGACATTACCTTGATTTGTATCTTTAATTAATTTTGACCTGTCATTGTAGAGTTTAGCTGTATAGAGGACATCTTTCTCACAATAAGGTCCTAGAACGTCTACAGGAGCCATAGAGAAGTCCTTATGCCACTTATTAGACCTTAAGAGTTTCTTAGTTTCTATATCATAACTAGCATGCTTCTCTCCATAGCTTCTTTTTATGGTGTTAGTAAGATCTAAATCTTTAACAGTAGATGGTTCTGTTAATCTTACCATAGTAAGCACATCTACTAAATCTTTATCTTCTACTACCAAACCTTCTTTTTCTAGGAATCGGAGATCGAATTTGATATTATAACCAACAAGGTGTTTTGTTGTGTTCAACCACGCAATTAAGGCTGACAAACACTCGCTAGGAAGGTTAGTTCCTACTTGTTGATGTCGGAAAGGGAAGTAGTACAAGTCTGAGTTGTTACCAAATCCAATTCCGATTCCACATATTTGATGCATACCATAGGAATCAAAACCATTAGTTTCTACATCCACTACTACTGAGTGATTATCCAATGTAGGGAGTATCTTATTAAATGTATTTTGATCTTTGACTATCATTTAAAATAAATCATCCTCTGTATCATCAGTGCTAAATGTAGCAGTTTCTTTATCGCCTTCAGGTGCATTACCATATCTATCCATGTAGTAATCTTTGATAGGTGGTAATTCACTAATTTCAGCTTTTCTATCTTCAGGTACAATTGTATCTCTAGTTGTAGCTGCAATAGTGTATGACGTATCATACATACCTGCACCTGTTCTTTTGATTCTAATTACACCCTTGTCTAATTTACCCCAATCATTGTAGACATCTACAAGTTGGTTCCAAATGTAGTCACTTCTTCCGAAGCCTAAAGGTACAACTTTGAAATCGTCAACAGTCTGCTTGTACATTTTCTTGCCTGCTGGACCTTCTATTTCCTCCCAATCATCCATTTTCTTTTCAGAGTGTATGATTTCGTGGACGTATGCCCAAAAAGCAAACTTATGTGATGGTCTAGAATCAGATGGTACAGAGCTTGAGTCTACTGAATCATCCGATAATAAGTTAATCCATCGGTTTCCTGACCTGTATGTATACAGATAGATTTCATCTAATAATGCATCCCCTTCTTCTCCTGAAGCAACTGGAGTAAGAAATGCTTGATCACCATCTTTAAACCAAATCTCTTTACCTAGAGATTGATTCTCTGATGGGTTTAATACTGCTTCACGTTTTTGCAAAATTTTTGCTATTCCTGACATAGTAAATCCTCCTTTACCAATAATGTCTTTTTGCTATTACTTCTTTGAGTAATGCCTCGGAACGTACATCTTGTACGTCCTTATATTTCTTTGGCACCTTTATATATGATACCATAAAACTGGTCGATATGTCAAGCATTGCTCTCGATATCGCCTTTTGTCCTGCTTGATCATTGTCAAAACATAAGATATATTCTTCTGTCTGTAATGATCGCAGTATATCCAATTGTGCTGTGGACATTGTTGCCCCTAAAATAGCTACACTTGGATACCCATTCTGTGTTAGCCACATAGTATCTAAAGAACCTTCAGTTATACAAATGTATTTATGTCGTCCTTCTAATTTATTAGCTCCAAACATAACTCTAGATTTCTGTAAACCTTTAGAATACATATACTTTGGGACTGCGTTCATCCTTCTAGTAACAGATCCAACAAGTTTACTGTCTAAATTATGTATTGGTATAACTAAATCATTATACTCTGTGCTTCCACATCCCCACTTTTTTAAGGTTTCCTCTGTAAAGCCTCTATCATATGCCCATATTGGGAATTTAGATGTATCAGCTTCCATAAAATACTCAGGTCTACCTTTTATAGTTTCCTCTAAATCATCAAATATATCTATTGAAAAATTAACTTCGCTATCAAGCAGTAATTTTGTCAAATCAATAGAATCAGAATTTAAGTATCTTTTTAAAAAACCTTCTAATGAACCTGCTCCACATCCTGCAAAACAAATCCATACGCCTTTTTCGGTATTAATTGAACACGAAGCTACACTATCATTATGAAAAGGACATCTAATTGTAAACTCTTCATGTTCACTAGGTACATCTATTCCATTCTCTAATAGTAATTGTGCCCAATTTACCATTAATTAGCTTCTTTTATTTTATTGATTACTCTCCAATACTCTTTCATTAAAGCACTCTGTTCTGCCTTGCTGATCTTCTTATCTTCAACTGCTTTTACTGCAGTATCTATAAGTTGAACAACTTCAGGTATCACATCTGAATACTTATTAAAAAGAGAGTAATATTTCATAATCATTCCTAGAACTTTCATATTTCCTCCTTAAAAGTCTCCGTTGTTAAAAATGTCTTCCTCAGTTTCTTCTATATGTCCTGTATCGACTTTCCAGTCCATTATAGAAACATCTGATGCGAGGACTCCATCTCTGTATTTTTGGTATTGAATTAACCTCTTATCCTCTTCGTCCTCTACTCTACACATTGCCATAGCAACATCTGCAGCACGAATTAACGCATCTCCAAAGGCTACTTGATCTGCTCTAGGTGGCTCAAATACATTTGCAGCTTCCCTAGTTGCTTGTGTTGATACGAATATAGGAGTGTTAGTGCTAAGAGCTAAAGTTTTCATACCATAAAACAATGAGTGAGATTGTTCCCACATTGCTTTTCTACCGTCTCCGGCTGAAATTAAGTATATACCATCTAACACAACCAAATCAGGAGAATGTTTTCTAACCAAAGTAGCTATACTCTCTAATGAGATACTACTTTCTCCCTGAATATGGTCACATATTAGTAATGGTCTACCATTTAATTTTTGTAAAAACTCTTTATATTTATCTTCATCTATTGGCTTACCTGTTCTAAGAGCAGAATGTGAGAAATTATATCCCATCATCTTAGCTAATACTACGTCAGCTCTTAAACTAATAGCACTTGTAGGCATCTCAGTAGAGATTAATAATGTTTTGTGTCCATTCATCATTGCTGTTGCAGCAACTTGAATACACATCCATGTTTTACCTACAGTAGGTCTTGCAAACATTGCTATAAGTTCTCCCGGCATCCATCCAACACCTGTTTTATTTAGTGCCTTAAAAGGAGTAGGAATACCCATCATACCTTCTCCCATTTTCCTCTTCTTACTTTTTTCTTGCCACTCTGAATATCTACCTTCTGCTAAAGTATCATAAGCTATCACATCTTCATCAAATACAACTTCTATATCATTTAAGTTAGATTGTATATGTGATAAGGCTTTTTTAGCATCTTCTTTTAGTAATTCTTTATTCGACTGAAATGCTGATACTATGTTTCTAAATAATACTTGATTCTTAAATGAGTCTATTGCGTAATCTAAATTAAGACTATTAGCAGTAATATCTATCGTTGGATAGTTTTCTATTAATGTATCTGATGATGGAAATGTACCATAATCATCAAAGTGTTTATTTATAAATTTATAGGCTTCGCCATGTTTTGCGAAATCTTTTGCTGAATATCCAAACTTTTTAATGGATTCTTTATCACTTAAATTAAGTAATATTCCAGACTCTATATACTCGTAACTTTCCATACTACTCTCCTGCTATGTGTAAAACTCTATTGCCATCCCCATGTACATAACATTTTACTTCTTTGCTGGCTATATCATTTGCCATGAGTGTAGCTGCATTAATGCAATCATATACTCCAATAATAGTTATATGTTTAGTTTTGTTATGTATACTTATGACTCTATATATATTATTACTATTCATATTACTATTATACACTTTTGTGTTAGCCTTTGTCAAGCCCCCTTTTCTACTTCTCTTCATTTACTACTACTCCTTCTAAATCTTTCTCTAAATCTTTTAATCTTTTCTTATCTGTTGCAGTAGGTAACCATTTAGAATTTAAAATAGTATATGCTCTCCATTTCTTTTTCATATTAGGATCTGGAGAGGACACAACAGACCAATATAATTTAGGATCATGATCTGTTAAATAATACTTAATTCCATTTGTAAAATAGTTAACAGAAATACTACCAGCGTTTCGGATTATGCAATTGTACATAGCCGATAGTATCTCATATACTGAGTATTTTTCCAAAAGAGCTTTCAAAGATTTCATTTCATTACCAATAAAGTTCCTTGGCTCATATTCTTTTTTATGTTGTTTAGAATATAATGATTTAAATTCTTCAAATAAATCTTTTGAATTATAGTGACTCTTTCTCTTCGTTTTCTTGACCATAAAATATCTTCTCTATCTTTATCCTAAGATTTTGGCGAACTCTATATGCTGATTTACTAATATCAACAGATATTTCATCCATAGTCCAACCCTCTAATCTTAACTCGACAAATCTTTTCTCACGATCAGACAAATTAAACCTTGACAATTCATCTTTTAGTTCTAATAATTCCCATTCTTCTTCGTATCCAATAGCTTTTGCTATATGATTAGGTAAGAAATCGGACTCATATTCTAAAAAAGTCTCATCATAACTAACAGTCATAGGCTTTCTCTGTGCCTTACTAATTAAAGTTCTAATCGTGTTCACCATCGTGGTATGTAAGTAGGTATGAAAGATGCTACCTCTATCTTCTTTATATGCCTTAGCCGCTTTCATAATAGAAATTCTAAGTTCTTGGGCTAAATCTTCTCGATCATATCCTACTACATACGTTGTTTGGAGCATTTTATGAATCTTAGGCTCCCATTGCCTAATCAATTCATCGTTTATCTCCATTTGCTACCCTTCCATTTCTACGCTAATCGTTTGAGGTTTAGCTTCTTTGTGTTTAGGTAAACATACAGTTAAAATTCCATTTTTATAACTAGAAGTTATCTTCTTGGAATCTACACCATAATCTTTTACTGATATATGTTTCTTATAAGGACCTGTCTTTATACCTCTGTATAAGTATTTGTTCTTATCACCCTTAGTTTCAGAAGTTGTTGCTTCTATTACTAAAGTATCTTTATCTAAGGTTACAGAAAGGTCACCCTTTTCTACACCCGGTAGTGAAATTTTGACTTCGTATCCCATTTCTGATTCAATTACATCTAATGGATATTTGTGAATAGTTGAACCTACCCACTTATCACTAAAAAAGTCTGCAAAAATATCGAAATGATCAGCTGTTCTTGTTGCTAATGTTGTCATATCTCCTCCTAATAATTAATTTGTAAAGAGGGGAGTGAGGTAAACCTTTGTTTATTCTCATCTCCCCATCCGTATCTTTTTGTATTAATAGAATTCCTTAATACATTATTAATTATATCATATCAAAGGTAGGTAAGTCAAGTATTTTAGTCGGAATCTGACTCTTTTGAACTTCGATTTGCTGTGGAATACCATCCAGAACCTTGAAACTGGACAGAAACTGAACTGATTAATCTAGTTGCTTTTGTGTTGCAACTAGGGCATTTAGTTGTGGGTCTAGAATTAAAGCTCTGAATCTTTTCAAATTGTTCAGAACATTTTTTATCGGTGCATTTATATTCATAAGTCGGCATTATTATCTCTTTTCGCTCTATATGTACATTTTTGTTCGCAATATATGTGTTTACATCCATTTTTTATAGCTGCTGTTACTTTAGATCTAGATCTTCTAAATTTTACTTGGCAATAATGACAAGTGAATAAAGGATTTCTATAGTTATATTTACATTTTTCACTACAAAATTTACGTCTAGCATTAACAAGTTGATTACATTCTGGGCAGATATAAGTAATCTTTTTCTTTCTAGGTGGATTTGTAGGCAAGTTAGCTTTCTTTAATATAGAATGTGTCCAACTTACAGAAACCTCTACCTCTTTTGCAATCTGACGTGTTGACATAAAAGGATTTTGATTCCTATATTTAATTACTTTAGTGT